AAATCATTTGCTAAAGCAGCAAAACCTCAACTTGGATACTCACTTGGTGCCAATGCAATCAACGCCGTTGTAAGTGCAACTGGTGGATCTGGTAATTTGAATGCTAATGCACTATCAGCATTAACCCAAAAGCGGATCTTTAACCCCTATGAAGAGGCAATCTTCCAGGGCACTACATTTAGAGATCACAACTTCGACTTTAAGATGGCACCTAAAGACAAGTCTGATGTTGACACAATTATTGAAATTATCGATACCTTTAGAAAGGCAATGTTGCCTGGTAAAAATGATGACACCAACTGGTTAACTCTTCCCAACTACTTCAGAATGGCAGTCATGCGTCATACAAGTAGTGGTGATGACGAAACAATCAGCGCACCTAGTGCTGGTGGTTATCTTGCAAAGATTATGCAGTTTCCTACAAATTTAGTCTTGACAGACATGAGTGTTGACCTGTCACCTGACGGAAACTATGCATCTCTCCAAACTCGCCTTGGTGGAGATCAAACCTATGATTATGGTCCTGTTTCTTACTCAATGCGTCTTGCATTCAAAGAAACTTCTTACCTCACCAAGGAGTCCTTTACCTAATGGCTGGTTATTTCTCTTACCTTCCCCAAGTATATGTAAGGACATCGAGTTATCGCACAAACAATGTCGATCCCTATGTCCTTGCTAAGAATATCTTCCGTAGAATTAAAATTCGGGAGAATCTTGATGATATAATTTTGGGATTCACACAATACACCATTCCTAATAATACAAGACCTGAGCAGGTCGCACAAGAGTTTTATGGGGTAGCGGACTACGATTGGGTTGTATTGATCTGCAATAACATCATCAATGTATATGATGAATGGCCTATGACAGAGCATGAGCTCTATCAATATATGATCAGGAAATATGGTCCTACTGAGGTTGAATCAGTGCATCATTACGTTACTCAGGAGCAAAGAGACCTCAAGGGACGTATTATCCTCAAAGATGGCATTCAAGTCCCTCAAGACTTCACTTATAGAAGAGTTGATGGCACTGTGGTCCCTCCTTCTCTGCTTATTCGTCCTATTAGCAATTATGACTATGAATCAGAGATTAACGATTACAAGCGTAATATCTACCTTCTGAGAAAAGAATATATCAATCAGTTTGTTGAAGAATTTGAAGAAATGGTTGGATATCTGCCTTCTGCTGAAACTGATCCTGACAGCGAAGCGAAGAGATCTGAAAATGTTGTCCAGGAGCAGTTTCAGACGGTTAAACCAACTTATAGCACTCTGGTTGGTCAAACCTCTTCTATCGACTTTGCCTCTACACAAGAATACACCTCCCGCACTGTTACTCTTCAAGGTGCAACACTTGAGGAAGGTGATGTCTTGGCAGATGGCACTACAATAGCAGTTACATTTGGTGCAGCGGGCACCTCTGCTGCTACTGTGGTTGCGGGTCAAACTGACGAAGAAGTGGTTAACTCCTTCGGTAGTGCTGGATCTTCTTCAGGTCAAACTTCCACTGGTTATTAAAAGAGATCGTGCTCTTTTCCATATTGTAGCAATTCCTTCAGATGACCCACATGTTGCGCTCCAAGTGCAATTTGTGGGTATTCTGCTTCTGACCCAAATTCTTGCTCAAACGCTCGTTGTGAGAAATGCTGATTTAGGCGATATTCAAGATATTCGCCTCCAAGCGATTTGAGCAGTGCCGCTGCTCTTTCGCATTCTTGACTACCGTTGCTGTAAATAACAGCTGTTTGTGGGATCATTGCTTGTGTTACCATTTGTCGTTGTTTTTGACAATATACATAATGAGTTTCACTGCCATCTTTATGGATGACACTATATTCAGTCACGTTGCCTCCAATCATCAGGTTTGTCTTGCTTAAACCAATCAGCGATGTCATCCGCACTATCAAAACGATCACGATAGTTAGATGGGTCAGGATCCCCTAATCCCATTTTATTCATAAAATCATCCATACTACCTTCTTGGATGTCCATCGCTGCCTGGCGTCGTGCCTTGTTTAACCAGTCACGGGCAGTTGTATGCCTTTTTGCTAATTTCTCTGCCCAGACCATATCCTCCAGTTTGACTTCTTCTTTATTAGCGATCCTTTTACAGATAAACTCCAATCTGAGGCGATACTGGGTTGAAAGCATTTTGTCAGTCCGAGAGAGATTTTTCAATTTCGTTGATTCTCGTAAATTCTGCATATGCCGCTTCTGAGCGAGAATTCAGAATATCACGAATATCCTCTAATATGATAGCAGGGTCTACATAGTCGTCAAGGTATTTGTCAATCGCTTCCTTCAGATAACGATGACGGTGCCATTCGGGCGAATAAGGTTTATACATGATTAAGGGACTATTGACAAAACTATCATACACGCGATCCTTAGATCTGTCAATTATTTATGAAAAACCCTGGGGGCAAAAAAATACCCCGAATTTTTTTTCGGGGTCTCTGTGAACTGAAAGTCAAATAATATATGAGGTCAGCAGGGGCGTCTGCGAATGTGATCGCGTGTCTCGTAGTATCCTTCAACATAATTGTAAGGACCTAACCAGTAACCATCTACCCAGTGCCTACGGGTCACCACATACTCACACATCCGTCTACGGGGTCTCTGATAGTGGTAATGATGATGGTGGTGATCATCTTTGAATGGCTCCCAAAACTCTCCCCATGTCAGAGCATTTGCTGGGGCAGCAGTTAGAAGTAACAGGGGGAGAGCAAGGAGTTTCATCAGTCTTCAGCAGCAAGGGAAGCGAAGTAGGACAGATCAGGTTCGTCTGACTCCTCAATCTTACTACCGAAACCACTCGGAGTGGGGTCTGCTTGGACCACTGGATCAGGTGCCACAATGTCAGACCCATTGAAGTCGAAACCTTCATCCTCTTCTTCAATGCGACGACCCTGAGTGGGACGTGAGGTCTTACCGAGCACCAGATTCAGACGCTCTTCCAGTTTCTCATAGGACTTGAATGCACTGGGGTCAGTGAATTCTTTCAGAGAATACTGGGACTTCCAGATCTCTTCCAGTCGCTCGTCACTGAAGTTACCGAGCGTAGAAGGTGCAGCGAAGTCAGACTTATCGTAATTCCAGTAACCACCAATGGTCTGGATCTTAATACGGAAGTCAGCACCCTTCCAGAGATCGAAAGGATTGATAGGCTCTTCATCCTCAAACTGAGGTTGCATGGAAGACACGATCTTGTCATGGATCTTCTTACCATACTTGTAGAGGAATACTTTACCCTCATTCTCGGGGTTGAGTTGATCCTTCACAACATAGACATTGCTGTAGTAAGAGAGCTTACGCTTCTGCTTACGAGCGATCTCTTTGTCAGCATCAACACCGCTATTCCACAGAGTCCGATTCAACTCACCGACAGGATCCTTCTGACCCAGAGTGGTCAGGGAGTTTTCAATATACCAACCACCAGGACCTTGGAAAGCGTGAGACCAAACCTGTGCCCAGGGCAGATCTTCCCCGTCAGGCTCGGGCAGGAAGCGAATGACGGCATAACCGTTACCGCTCTTGTCCACTCCAGGTTTCCAGAGACGCTCATCAGGACCTGCACCCTGAGGCTTGGACATCTTCTCAATCTGTTGAGTCAACTTAGCAAACTGACCAGACTTAGACTTGAGACTTGCGAATGACATTTGTGTTTCTCCGTTGTGTTTTGTGTGCGTTGGGTCTTACGTCCAGGCGGGTCTCCCCGACTCATCTGCCCAACAAAAGTATTATGGCATCAACCAGCGCCGTTGGCAAGCTGCTGTGTGCGGTTTATGATCAGGACCTTCTCCCCGTCGTGGGTGAATTGCAATTCATCATCAGGGTCCCAGAGCAGTTCCTCGTATAGGTCATCGAGTTTCTGCATGTCTTCGTAGAGAGCGTTAGGGTTTGGCATTTTTAATTTCTTTCCTCCATCCTTGTAGTTTATCTTCCATAGTTTGGAGGATCATCATTAGATCCATGCCACCTGAGTACTGTTTAGACATAGTATCTATACGCTCCTTAACAAAGGATGCTTCCTCATTACCATCATCAGGACTCATTCCATGAGAAGCGAGAGCAAGACGTGCATAGAATACTTTCTGCTTTGCGATTAACTCAAGAGTCTTCTCGATGTGATCGAGTCTCTCTTCGGGAGTAAAATCAGAAAGACCTGCTGACATCTTCAACAGGTCTGTATATGTTTTTTGTATATCTTCTAACTCTGTGCGGACAGCATCAGACTCGAAGAATTTGTCATCTGTTTCGCTCATAGCGGCAGGACTCCTCGACTTGTGCGTTTCATATAATTAAGTTGTTGTGCATCCCATTTGATTTTATCTTTAAGGGGTTTAGAGATTAGTTTACTAACAGTTTCAACCTCGATCTCAAACTCCTCACAAATAGAAGTTACTGCTTCTATGTAGTTGATCAATCCTTTGCTTTCTTTAACACGATGCTCAACTAGAGAGGTAAATTTGCCTTGGGTCATAAACTTTTCTTCAATTTCTTTCATTTGATACCCCCGACGTAGTAGTGATAGTCTTCAATCCAATCACAAAGGGTATCGATGTATGGTATTTTATCATACTTTTGGACAACTTGTGTCTCTCCATTCTCAGCAACTGAGATAGTCACAAGTTTTGTTACCTCGACACCAGTTAATTCATAATACATGTAGGCATATGCTGCCTCTTGCACAAAGAATTTCTCTAGGTGCTCTTCCTTCTTCAGTTTAGTTGTTGTCTTGAAGTCAATTATAGCAAGCTCGCCATCATAGTTAGCAATACAATCAACCCTCCCAGCAACGCCAAGGCGACGAGAGTAAAGAGGGGCTTCAAGAACGTGAATATCAGAAATAAGATCAAGATCCTTACGAGCAAACCCAAAGAGGTACTTGGGAAGACCCTCGCTCGCTTCAACTTTTTCCAATTCATTTTTTAGATAGTGCTCCACGATAGTGTGATACTTTGTGCCCCTCCAAGAAGCAGCACGTCGGATCTTTTCCGCCTCAGTGTAACCAACTTTCTTTTCCCATGCAAGGATACCTTGCTTTGATTGGTGACCGACAACGGTGGTGACACTGGGCATCCACACATCATCGATCTTATAAAAACGTCCATGATCTAACGTCCTGCTCTCATACTCTTTGAGATCAGCAGCAGGACCCACAATGTTAAAAGGCATCATCCAAATCCAAGATTGATTTTACTGATCAGATACTCTCTACAGAGACCAGATCTAACGATGTCTTCAATACCAAACTCAACACAATCAAAGGAGGGCATAGACTGAAGAATCTTCATGAAGTCTAGCACACCTGTCCTCTCATTGCTCTTAATCAGGTCAGACTGTGTGTAATCACCAGAGAAAATGATCTTACAATCCTCACCAACACGAGTGATAATAGAATCCAACTCGTGGAAGTTGAGGTTAGAGAATTCATCAACAATAATGATGCACTTATCCATGGTGACACCACGGATGAATGATGTAGACCAGAAGGAAATAGTTTCCTGTGCTCTCAGATTGTCATAGAGACTCTCGAAAGCAGCATCGTCTGGCATCTCAAACATATACTTCACCATATTCTTATAAGGAATCTGGTAAAGGTTGCTCTTATCCTCGTGGTCTCCAGGAAGGAAACCAATCTCTCTGGTAGGGACCAGGGAGCGGACCATGTAGACTTTCTCATATGGAGAGGCAGGATCCAACACCTGCTGTAGTGCTAGGTAGAGACTAATAAAGGTCTTACCTGTGCCAGCAGCACCGTGCAAGACCAGATTCTTTCCTTCTGCATATGAATTAAACACCTGCTCCTGATTATCAGTGAGCGGCTCAATGATCTTAAGATGGTCTAAGTTAATAGGCTTCTTACGACGCATTTGCTTCGGGGTCATTCCTACGGGTGACTTCTTTGCTCTTGGCATAATCAAGTATAACGAGAGAGGTTAGCGCCAGGGTGTGCTTTCTGGACTTTAGACATGACTTCTTTGAATCCGTCAGACTGTTTGGGTTGACCGTAGGTGGTGCCTCCGACTCCCTCCATCCAATCTCTGTCCCAGGCAGGATTATCTTTCCTCCACTGGTCGTATTCTTTCATAGTCATAGAGAGAGTTTGTTTCTCTCCAGTTTCTTTATTTATTACAGGGTAAGTAGGCATCATTCAATAAGGATAGAGGGTTGATCGTAGCAAGTGGTATCGCAACCACAGTCTTCTGATTCACATTCCCACTCAAGTGCTTCAGCAATCTGAGGGAATTGGCAGATGAAGTGTTGCTTACACAGTTTAGCAATCTCCATGTGCTCCAGTTGTGTGCCGTTAGCAGATCTCAAATTGATATAATGGATCCATGAACGCACAGAGCCCGTCATGTAGATTTTGGTGGGCGTGGCGAGTGGCAAGACAAAACGAGCACACTCTTTAGCAATGCCCTCACGCAGCAACTCGTTGTAAAGATCCATACCTTCAATAAAGTATTGGTGGATCCGTCCTTGGAGAAACGCTTTCTTCTCCGAATCAACATCATCAATAGAATTCTGACGATTCTTGTGATCCTGAGAGCGTAGGTCAGGGACAGGGATCTGTGGAGTGAGAAGATTGGTGTCAGCATATCGTTGGGAGAACTCTTGATATGTGAAGGACCTATGGCGCAGGATTTGAGCTGCGATACCCCGAGTAGTGTTGATCTCTAGGGTCATGAATGCTTGCTCAAACACAGACCAGTGACCATGCTTGATGCAATACCCCAGGAGTTTTGCAACCTTGGGGTTGTCCTGATTATTTGGATTGCTTACACGGGCAACATAACCCATGGTCTTCTCCGCATCAGGAGTCACAGAGACGAGGCACACCTTTGCAGATGCAACCTCAGGATGAATATCAGTCATGCTTAAAAAGAATCCTCGCAATAATAATAAGTGCTGCTGCCTTGAAGTATCCGATGGTTGCAAAACCAAAGAGACCAGGCATTAACCAATTCCATAGTAGCAGAAGAATGACAGGATAGCACAACATTCCTACAAGGAATCCTAATGCTGCAGCACCTGTCATGATGTTTTGCTGCTTCTCTTTTTCTTCTTCATCTGCTTCTGCTTTTGCAGCGATGTCTTGCATTCTCTGCTCAAATGCTGCCTTGGCATTAAAGTAAACGTCGTCTGTCATTTCTTTTTCTTCTCGTTAGGATTTTGCCAAAGTTTAGGATTGACCCTACCTTCCGACTGATACATGGTAACAAAATCGTTACGATAGTTATCCCAATAGTAATCAAAGATTTCAGATTGCTTGTTTCCATACACAAGATCAAATCTTGTACTACCATCTTGCATATACTCAACTAGGTATGCAGTGTATGGTAGAGATCTGTCTTGTGCAGCGGATGGATCACAATCTTTTGCTATAAATTTCAACCTCGACCACCCCACTCAATGCTGGGGAATGCTTCCTTCACTACAGAGAGGGTAATACGATACTTCTTATGCAGAGACTTATTCACTGCTTTCACCAGGACTTCTGCCTCACTCTCATGAAGTCCCTCCAGCATCTGAATAAACATATTCTCTACCTTCATCTGAGGGAGACGATCGTCACCACCCTTGAAGAAGCGATAGAATTTCTTGCTCTCTTGCTCCAGGAGAGTGTGCTCTGTGCCCTTAGGAGCCTCGTTAGGACGGTAAGGGACATCTTCACCCAGAGGGACGCGAGGCACGATGCTCTCGTCGAAGTTAATGATGAAGATGGAGCGAAGGGTAGGAGTGTTATTCTCCTGCAGGATTTTAATCTTTGCTGCCTTTGTCTTGGCGGAGTGTGCTTTTTGCAGCACCTCAGAAATCATCAGTCTCATTTCTAAAACTCAGTAATGTGGTCAAGCATTTCATTCAACGCATGTCGCATGAAATATGGATACATTTTGCCCCGTGCTGGGGTCTCTGTATTCTCAAACGTATTTATGATGTTGTCACTAACCTCCTTAGGAATAAATTCAAAGTCAATTAGTTTCTGATTACGCTCGTAGTTTTTGAAGGTGATGTCATCAGTAAACATCTCAGGTGATTGGTCAACCCAACGTGCAAGTTTGATCTTGGACATTGGTCGCTGACGTTTGCCAGCAACAAAGGTGTCATCATCAGACAGGAAGTTGGGGATACCATCAGAGCGATCTCCCTTCAGGATATGCTCAGCGATATACATCTTAGGATCTTCACACATAACAAACTTCTTCTGGATGGGATTGTATTGATCAACAAACCTATACTTCTGAAGTTGTTGGAAGTCTTTATCACCTGACAGGATGAGGACCTTGCGAGGAGGTTGCATATTATTTTGCAACCTGATGTTAGCAAGACCCTGATCTTTTACCAGTGTGGCAATGATGTCATCTGCTTCAGCACCATCAACCTCTACAACTTTGTAAGGGAGGTGCTCTCGAATCTCGTCCCGAATCTTATTCAGGACTTCAAAGATCTCATTCCAATCGAAGTTGGACTTCTCTCGATCTTTCTTACGAGTCCCCTTGTAGTAAGGAAACTCTTTCCGTCGCCAGTAATGCTTGCTGTCATAGCAAAGGACCAGCTCGCCGTAATCTTTGAAAAACTTATTCCGATAAGATCGGAGTGAGTTTAAGACCATGTGGCGGACCAGTCCCTCGCTGATGTCAGTCGTGTGTGCTAGTGAAACCATCAGGTTGCTGATGCAAACCTGATTCATATCGACAAGGATCATCAGACCTCAATCATCTTCGTCATCCATCATATCATCATCATTGTCGATACGCAAGTAAAGCAATTCTGAAGGATCAATGTAACCATCTTCAGACTGCATCTCAGGATGCATGACAACTGCAGCATACTCGGCTCGATCCTTCCACTCATCAAAAATCCCCTTGAGATTCCATGCAGCGATGAGTCCCAAGAGGAATGATCCGATTGTGAGGAAGAAAGCGATGTATAGAAAACTTAGGTCTGCCATAACGCCTCTCCTTATGTGTAATTATTTAGTCACTTTTTTCTTGCGTCCAGGCTTACGCTCTGCATGATAACGCCAAGCATCTTCAAGGATTCCATAAAGATATTTCTCTAGTTTCCTTGCCCTAGGTTTACCCAGGTATCCATATGCTTCACGGATGGTCTTGTCCCCTCCTTTAAGGTATGCTCTCAACTCTTCTACAACAGAAGAAATATTTGCAGCAGAGGAGGATTCAATAAATTCATTCGTCTCACGACGAGTCCACTTACCGAGTTTCAAGTAGTCATACATTCTGAAGAGGTATCGATCATTGATCATCGCTTCATCGATAGCACGATCAACGATCTCATACAGCTCAGTTAGTGAAGAGTCTTTCATCAAAGAAGTTGTTGCTCACGCAGGTATTTAACAGTCTCGGTGCATCCACCCATCTTTCGACCACCGATGATGACCTGAGGGAAGGTAGATCCTTGTCCAAACTCAGCGTAGAATTGCTCTCTAGTGAAGTTTGTCCCGAGGACGTATTCACTATAACTCCATCCCTTTGATTTGTAAACCTCTTTAATCTTTGTACAGAAAGGACAACCAGGACGAGAATAAATTGCTGTGGATCTTGGTGCTGAAGGTGCCATAGTAATAAAAAGTAGAGAGAAAAAAAGGGATCCCGAAGGATCCCAAAGCATCAGATTCCGCTTCTGAATTATATATCAGATCAGAATGCCCACTTCAGACCAGCCTTGGTCCCGTAACCGTTGTCAGCACCGTTAGCACCAGTTGCCAGCGACACTTCACCGTAGACGCTGAGTGCTTCGGTCACGCCCACAGCACCGCCTGCCTTAGCAGAGAAAACGGTGTCGGACTCAGCACCGTCAGGGGAGACGAGGCTAGGACCACCCTGCACATACCAGGAAGCAGATTCGCCAGCGGTGCCTTCATAGCCCACATGGAAATCAGTGGTCGTCCCAGAGTAGTCGCTACCCGAGAAACCCGAGTTTGCTTCCACGTTGACGTAGGGACCTGCCAGGGCAGCGGCGGGAGCGAAAGCGAGAGCAGCAGCAGCTGCGAAAGCAGTTTTGATCATAGTTGATTACCTTTAGTTACTTGCGGAATGGTTACCCGCAGATGGACAGGGACTCGACTTGTCCCGTTTGTTACAGGTCGCAACGTGATATCGCGACCATGTATATATAATACCACAAAGTCGAAACTTGTCAACCGTGTGACAGTTGCTGGAAGTCTTGGGCGAAGATAGCGAGACCAGCATCCGTGAGGACATGATCATACATCTTGTCGAAAACCTTCGGTGGCAACGTGACTACGTTAGCACCATACAGCAGGCAGCGGGACACATGGTGGACATCTCGCAAACTGGCTGCGAGCACCTGAGTTTCCACACCGTGAGCACGATACAGTCCGCCGATAGCACGGACCAACTCAACACCACTGAAAGAATTATCATTCATCCGTCCTACGAAAGGAGAGATGTAAGTGGCACCTGCCTTTGCTGCCATCACTGCCTGAGCAGCAGAGAAGCAGAGAGTAACGTTAGTCTTAATACCTCCCAGGGCAAGGTCTCGACATGCGATCAGACCATCCTTGGTGAGGGGAAGTTTGATTGTAATTGATGGATCGATGTCAAGAAACTGATTAGCATTCTCAAGCATCTGTGAGTAGTGCTCACCATCAACCTCTGCAGAGATGCTTTCAAAAGCAAAATCTCTTGCAAGAGTCTTAATGAATTCAAGATAATCTACTCCTGCCTTTCGGACCAGGGTAGGATTAGTAGTGACTCCATCTACCAGACCCGTAGCATAACGCTCGGCAATGGCATTGTAGTCTGCTGTGTCCAGGAAAATCTTCATTGTAATGTTAGGTGTGGACCACGGAGAGGGTGGGATTCGAACCCACGGATGCTTTCACATCGCTGGTTTTCAAGACCAGAGCCATCAACCACTCGACCACCTCTCCTTAAGGAGTCCGTGCCTCCATCTTAATGAATGCTTCCTCCAAATTATAATGGAGTTTATAATTTTCTGTCAAGACATAGTATCCAATGATGTTGTTTCCATCACAGGACCAACCATATGCCTTGACAGTTTCTTCTAGACCATCAATCCTGAGTTTCTTCTGCCCCTTGAGATACTCCAGGTATCTCTGGTCCAGATTGATCATTTGCCTCTCCCGAATCTTTAGATAGCATATCACGGATTGCAGACATATCCTGCTCCGTAAGACTATCTATAGAATCACTTTCGGTTTCGCGGGGATCTTCTAGGGACTTGACATCTTGCGTTAACCCTTCCAGGTCTGCAATCAATTTCTCATCGGGACGCCATGCTGCACCCTTAGGTTGATAGTCAAGATTCTTGATAGTAGCAACGTTGCTACTCCAATACCTCTTCATCTTCTTCATCATCTTGGCACGACCTTTAGGGTCATCCTTGTATTGCTCGATGACTTTACGGAGCATCCGCAACTCACGAGTGGACTTCTCCAGGGATCTCTCCGCTGCAGAGTCACTCTTCTTTCCAAAACCTGCCATACTTAGCTCGCTTGTGTAATGATAATTCTAAACTTCAGTCTATCACGGTTTCTGTCAGAGCAGAAATACCAGATAGGTGAGTTTGTATTGTGAGACTCTTGGTATATAGCCTCCTTAGCAAGACGCCTTGCCATCTTATCATCCTCATACCATGAAACCAATTTCTTCTTAGGAAGTTTGAAGTTGCTTTGGTAGTCAGGATAATAAGGAGTTGCTGAGGTATTCTCATCGTCCTCGCGACGAGAAGGTGGCCATTGCAAATCAAATGCCATGCCTTCCTGATAACCTTGACCAGCATAAATCACCTGAATAACATTGATGATTGCCTGCCAATAGTATCTAGTCCTACTTGCTTGTCCTGTTGGGACTCTAGATGGATAGAAAGTAATACCAATCCTAACCTTAGCGGCAACAGAAATGTTACCTGCACCCTCTAGTGCATCACCATCCAAGACATAATCATGAATAAATGTGCAAGGTGCATAGTAATCTACAGTATTAGGACCACCAGTCCACTGTGTGCTCAGAGTATTCTCATACCCTGATCCTTTGGATGCAATACCCAACTCATACCAGGGTTGATATGTCTTAGCAAATGCTGTAGGTGCTAGCTCCTTGATATCACCGCCACCACTAATGGAAAGACCATCAAATCTGGTGACCAAGAAATTCTCAAGAAGATTATTATAGCAACCAGTTAGTTTCCTGTAAAGGTGTGTGGGTTTCAAGTACTGCTCATACTCAGTCAATGCCTCTGGAATATATCCCGTATCAATATATCCACCAGGGATGTTAGGCATGAATCTATTATTCTCTGACCTAATGTGCTCGCCAATGTGCTCAGGACTCGACTCTAGTGTCCCATGCATAGAGACAGGGACACCATTTGAATGGACCTGAGTGTATCTTCCTATGCTCTGTTGCTCATCATTGATATGCCAGGAGTCTGATTCCTTGGATCCTGCTTGATACTTACTGCCGTTGTAAGGTTTGAATTGCATACCGAAAGACTGGATAGCACCCACAGTGCCTTGGATAGGATTAGTCCATCCAGATCCACCAGCATATGCCATGATCTCATCATCTGACATTACAGCGGACATGTTGATAGCAAAGGAAGAATCAAACACCCCTCTGTCCAAATCATACAGAGCAATGTGTGGTGATACCATGCCTGTCTGCGGTCCAGTAATCAACTCAAGGAATTCAAATGTAAATGTATCACCCGTGCTGAGATTGACATCTGAGGTATGGATGTCCAGACCAATCGCTGGCCATCTCTCTGCAGTCCAGGTGCCCGTGTAGATAGTGCTGCCATTCTTTTTGAATCGGAATCTAAACTTCATACAGGATGCCAGAGTGCCACCTGTGATCCCACCCATAGAGACAATCCTATAGTTACCCGATCCTTTCACAGAGACCGTCTGAGTGTCATTGAGACGAGCACTATATCCACCTGTGCATCTCTTACACTCATGGTCATTGAGGAAGTCCACAGAGATTGTTGCAGGGGTATCTCCACCACAACCTGTCCTAGAAATAGTCACATCCTTGAATGAGGTTTCAACAATTCTACTTTCACATCCAGAAGGGGTGAGTGATCTATAGACAGGAGGTGGCAAGTTATCATCATACACATAACATTGGATACCTTCCAGGTGGTAACCATTGCTCTGCCACTGCACCTTGTGCCAGAATTTCAAGTCATCATAATCATCATCACCATTGATGAGGTCTTCCCACATCTGTTTGTTTCTACCATGCCATTTAGTTTGATCCTTGTCATTGGGATTCCACCTATGGTCAGAGAATAAACAGTAGTTACCTTCTGCTGTGCTGATACCATTGCCACGGAAACCATCACTCTGAGAAGAGAAGTTGATCTGTTGTCCTCTACTCAGACTATTCTGTCCACCACCATCAGGGATGAGGAAGAATCCCATGCTGCCACCCTGATACTGATTCAACTGAGATGCTTGGATAGTGACACGATTGATATCAGATCCTGACTGTGCTGATGGCACAACCACATAACCAACCTGAGGACCATTCTCAGTTGCAAGATAATATCCTAGAGCATTATCATAACCAGCAGATCCTTTCTCGGTGTCAGTAGTGACCAGAAGATTTGCAGTGATCTCTCCCTTAGGAATCCTATAAGCATTCAGTTTCTTATATGTCTGAGGAAACTCCTGCAGGAATTCAGGGTCAATGGTATACATATGATCGCTACCATTGTAAAAGCGATACAAAGCATTGGCCTGCTCGTCATCTGCCATCCAAGAAATCATATCGGATGCTGAGACAAATACATATCCAAACAAGGCTGAGAAATTCATCCCAGCACCATTCATTGTGGGTCTCTCACCCTGTCCAGGTGAATCTGGTTGACCTGGGTTGGTGGTCAAGAAACCATCGCCCTGAGAGTTGGTATAATAGTAGAGACCTGTAGTTACATCTCTATCCCCTGTCTTTATAGGGTCTTTGAGGATCCAGAATGCTGGGTTACCACTGCCGACTGTGCTGTAGGTGTGCTTACCACCACTCTTGGTTTCATAGATCGGGATTCTGGGTGGGAAGCAATTCTTGACACAGACCCTATCTTTGTTTGCACTCCAGTTGTTTGGGTAGTAGGTGTCGCCGCTCTGCTTGGGTGGCGTCCACCGACCGCCAATGTAGGGACGGAAGAAACAATCCAGTGAGTTTCTAACGCAACGCTCCCAGTCAAGGTCCTGCTCACGGTTGTTGTCTTTACAGTAGAGGATTTCACCTGTTTGTTTATTTCTCCAACGATAGTTACCGATACTCTCTGCCTGACCACGGACTCTGAGTTTCATAACCTCAGCACAGTCATCGCCATCGCCAAGGAAAACAGCAGATGAATGGTCATTAGGATCTGGTGTCTTAATGATCAAACCACCATCAATCCAAGGCATGTCAGGAATATAATCCTTGATCCAATCTAAGAATCCAAAATCAACATCAATAACGTTGTCATCTACCTCAGGTATCTCTGCTGCTGTCTGTAGGGCAGGGAGACCAGGGTAGCAGCGTCCTACCAACTGCTGAATAACCTCAGCAGGTGTTGGGGGTGGTGGCTCTACAGCAGGCACCACAGGGATCTCTGGATTCTGTTGGTCAAGTGGGTTGGGTGACAGTGGTGGAGTGCCTGCATAGCATCTACCCACCAACTGCTGGATCACTTCTGCAGGATCTGGCGTTGATACAGGTCCAACACTGGTGCCACCCAATGAAGCGGAAGCAGGGTTAGTGCTATCCAGTGCGTTGGGTGTGTTGGGAATCTTATACCCATCACCACCCACATAACACCTATCAACTATGTCCCTGATATCTTCTGCAGACATTATCTAGTGAATTCCTTTCGTTATATTTATTGTCATCCCAATGCCTTACTGCATTGGCAACGATAGCCACATTGGTAACCAAATAAGACACAAAAATAAGGGTGCGTATGCAAGCAACAGTATCTGCCTCTCTGTCATCTTTTCCACTCTTTTCTCCTAGTGCTTTTGCCCAGATTCTCCAGGCACTTTTTCTTTTAGACATTAAAAAAGGATCCCGAAGGATCCTCTAGTATATCACAGAGCGTTGCCTCGTGGCAATACTTCTTCAGGGAATACAAAGTTTTCGTGTGGTTGGTCTACTGGAGCCATCCAGGCACGGAGTCCTTCATTGAGGAGGATGTTTTTCGTATAGAAAGTTTCAAACTCTGGATCCTCTGCTGCTCTGACTTCTTGACTCACAAAATCGTATGCACGAAGGTTGAGTGCAAGACCGATGATCCCGATTGAAGATGTCCAGAGACCCATAACAGGAACAAACAGCATGAAAAAATGCAACCAACGCTTATTACTAAACGCAATACCGAAAATTTGCGACCAAAAACGATTGGCAGTAACCATTGAATAAGTTTCCTCTTCCTGAGTCGTATCAAATGCCTTGAAAGTATTTGCTTGCTCACCATCTTCATACAAAGTATTCTCTACTGTAACACCGTGGATTGCAGAAAGCAATGCACCACCCAGGATACCTGCCACACCCATCATATGAAATGGATTCAGTGTCCAGTTGTGAAATCCTTGGAGGAAAAGAAGGAATCTAAAGATTGCTGCCACCCCGAAGGATGGAGCAAAGAACCACGAGGACTGACCCAGTGGGTAGATAAGGAATACACTGACAAAGACAGCAATAGGACCAGAGAACGCAATAGCATTGTAAGGACGAATACCGACGAGACGTGAGATTTCAAACTGCCGAAGCATAAAACCTATGAGAGCAAAGGCTCCGTGGAGCGCCACAAAATTCCAGAGTCCCCCAAGTTGGATCCAGCGGACGAAATCTCCCTGAGACTCAGGACCCCAAAGTAGAAGAAGAGAATGACCCATAGCGTCAGCAGGAGTTGACACAGCTGCCGTGAGGAAATTAGCACCTTC